CATTTTTGTTTTTGGAACTCACGCAGTTAGAACAACAGAATAATCTGTATATTTCTTTTCCTTTTTTATCTTTTTGATGTTTCAGTTCATTATAACATTCACAACACCTTTGTGATGTACGATACTCATTTATAGTAATTGTATCATACCTTTTATGAATTAATTTTCTTAATCCTTTATTCATCGTAGGCATCATATGTTTCATTTGTGTATCTCTACTCCAATTTCCATAACCAATACAAGGTATTTCTAATGAAATTAAACTATTATCATTTGCTAATTTTATAAGCATTTCAGCATTTATTTCAAACCAAGGTTCAGGTCTATTTTCACTACAAGTTTTATGTGTATTACATATTTCAAATATATATACAATATCACCATCATCAATATATGCTACATCAGCAATTTTTAGACCATTATATTCAAATCTATATTCAAGTTGTATAGTTGATGTTTCACTTATTTCTAGAATTTCAAATATTTCCTTATTTTTACAGCAACAACAAGTTCTATTAAATGAAATTGGTATTTTTTTTTCCAATAAATTTTTTAATAATATTTTTGCGTCTTTGTGAATTTGCGCTTCAGTTGGGTTGCTATAATGATGACAAGGATTAACATTATCTACTTTATGTCTGAAATGATGAACTCTTATTTCACCTTGACATAAAATTAAATCTTTATTACATTCTGGGCAAATATATTCATCTTTTTTATTTGCTATTTTAGGATAAACATATTCACCAGTAAGTTTATTGATTGCTCCAAGAGATAAAATATGTGACATTTTATTAGTAATTATTTATTTTGTTATTATTTTTAATTCAATTTTATAAATAAATAGTATATATGCCTTATCAAAAAAGTAGTGATTATAAAGAAACTGCCGTTCAATATTATTTAATTGAAGACAAAAACACAAGAAGAAGTTTGTAAGATATTCAAATGTTCCAGACGAAGTTTAATGCGTTGGGTAGAAAAATATAAAAAAGATGGAAAAATTACTGGTTATGAAAGAACACCAAAAGCGTATAAAGTTCATAAAGAACACGTGGAATTTTTATTAGGCGAAATCAATAAAAATAAAACAATTACAATTGAAGAGTTGTTATATTATTGAAAAACAAATATCCAAATTTAGACTTGAATAAGTCTCATATAAGTCGTATCATTCACGATAATAACATTACATTAAAAATGACAAGAATAAGACACGAACCAGTTAAGCGTTTTGGTAAGGATATTGACATAAATAACAATTTGAAAAAATTTTATGACGAAGTGAAAAAATACAAAATAGATGATATTATATGTATCGATGAAACCTCAATAAAATCATTACAAAAGAGAAACAGGTGTTATAGTGAAAAAGGAAAAAGATGTGTAATAAAAACACAATCACAAGAAGTATTCAAGAAATATACAGGAATATTTGCTATTTCGGTAAATGGTGTTGTTGGTTGGGATTTATTATGAAAAAAGTGGAATAAACGCAGATAGAATGGTAGAGTTTTTAGAAGCAAATATAACAAATAAATTCAAGAATAAATTAATAATTTTGGATAATGCAAGCAGTCATAGAAATCCAAAGGTGAAAGAATTAATAAACAAAGACAATTATTTATTATATGCGGTTCCTTATCAACATTTTACCAATTCCATAGAAAATTATTTCAGTATGTTGAAATCACGATTACAAAAATTAGACGGATTAACACATACAGAATTGAAGGAAAATATAACCAAAACCATAAGAAATATACCAAAAGACAAATGCAGAAATATAATTAAGGGTGCTTATGAAAGACCAGAAAAATATATATCCAAGAAAAATAAGACACGAAAAATTAAGAAAAATTATTTATGAGTTCTCATATAAAATGGGCGTTTTAAATGAGAAAAGGTGTAAAGGTTCGAGAATTTCTAGTTTAAATTTATATTTTAGAATTTCTTCTTTATCATGCTGTGAAAAATCAATAAATGAATAATTAATATCTGTAGGCGAATCGGTTTCTTCTTTTGTGTTTATGTATTTATAAGAGTACATCAAAAAGTTATAATTCAAACTACCCAATATTGAAATCATACTATTTACCATCACCGATAATATTCCATCCATAACACGATCACCCGTGTTTATATATTTCACCACATAAATATTGGTCAGTTGTTGAAATTGTTGCGAAATCACTTGGAGAGCTTTCGTATATTTATTTGAATATCCAAACATTGCGCGCACAACTACTCTTTAGGCTCCCAATCTATTCATTTTTTTACTCTTGAATAATATAAAGACCGCTTTCAACCATGTATAAGATTACTCCTTATTCCTTTAAGCGCGCCAAAGAATTGGGGGTTCTCATTCAACCAAGTCACAATAAAAAGAAAAAAATAGATGTATTCACTGCAAAAAAAGAATACATCTGTTCCATTGGAGCAATCGACTATAAAGATTATCCCACCTATTTGCAGGAAGACAAAAAAATGGCAGAAGAGAGAAGACGACTATATTACATTCGTCATAAAAAAGACGCTTTCAAAAAAGGGACACCTGGATTTTATGCCGCTTATATTTTATGGTAATATGGTAATTTTAATCTCGAGTTGTAAAAAACGTTTGCACATCTTGAAACCAAGGTGCTTCATGAATAAACACATTCCAATTGGAAATCAATATACTTACAAATCCATACAAATATAATAATATTTTAGTTTCGCCACTTATTTGCAAATTTGTATTGGATGGACGAAACAAATAAATAAGCAAAATACCCATACAAATAACAAAAATAAACTCAAATCGTTCTCTCCAATAATGAATTTTTTTATATATAGATGTATTTTTTTCTTTTTTCATCTTAAGATACACCTGATAGACACTCAATAAAATAAAAATTATTTTCACCGTGAAAATAAAAGTTATAAAAATATCCAAATACATCACTTATACTATATAGTAGGGTTATAAAAATTGCTAGATTGCAAGTTATTTGGCATAAGTGACATAAGTGACATAAGTGGCATAAGTTAAACAAAAAGATAAAAAATAATAACATAATATATGTCGTCCTTCGATTTAAATATCCAAAATTATACCCCTAAAGAACTTCTCGAATTATTCGAATTGCCCCCTCATTATACTTCTTCCATGCTCGAAATAAAAGAAAGCAAATTGAGAGAAAATATCATACGAAATCAACGCCTGGACAAAGAAATGCAAGTCAAAACACTCAGCTTCTTAAGAGATGTAAAAAATATTTTGTTAATGCAGTTAAAGGAACAACAAATATTGAACAACAACAGTTTATATGGCGATCAATATGCATCGTATTATGAATTGCAACCCGCACAAATGAAAGACACTCCTGCAGAACATCCCGTGCAAACTCGTTATGAAAAACCCTATACATCTTCTTATCCAAGCGCTTTTTATCCAGGCGTTGTCAATCCTTTGAAAAAAAAGATAAGTTACAAAAATTTGGTCATTGATACTCGATTTCGCGACAATTATTTCAGCACCTCTTCCACTCATTTCAATTTCACGTTGCCCACACAGTTTAACAACGTTGTAGAAATGAACCTCGTTTCCATTCAATTGCCACTCACTTATTACGCCATTTCAAAACAATTCGGCAATTCATTTTTTACCATCACTGTCACTCCTACTACAGGCACCGCTAGTAGCACGGTCATTACCATACCCGACGGAAATTATGATGCATACAGTGTAATTACTGCAATCAATACCGAACTTCAAGCAGCAGGTACACCTTTTTCGTTAATCGCATTCAATGTAAATTTAGCCAATGGTAGTGCAGTAAATTCACTCATTGGAAGCGGTCAAACCATGGTTGGCGAAATCACCACGGGAACCGTCGCATCCTATTCATTAAATTTTGTCGCAGACTACTATGGCGTAGATGATAAAAATATTCCCCTTCCATTGAAATTAGGATGGATGCTCGGTTTTCGCGGAGGCATATATGTAAATAATCTAAATTATGTGTCGGAAGGTGTGGTTGATGTTAGTGGTCCCAAATATTTGTATCTTATTTTGGATGATCACAACAATAACGTCTCCAAAAATTTCTATTCTGCTTTAAATTCTTCCATATTAAATAATAATATTTTGGCTCAATTAACCGTAGGTAATTTACCCGCTTTCACCTTACAAAATAAAAATTTGTTACCAACTGTTGCACCCATTCGCGAATATTTTGGACCAGTCAATTTACAAAATGTGTCTATTCAATTAGTAGATGAATATGGACGCATTGTCAGTTTAAATAACATGGATTACAGCTTCAATCTAACATTGACGACCTTGTATGACTTATAATCTGCTGAAAAAATTGAAATGATAATACTACACTTTTATACAGCATATGCATCCTGTTGTATTAGCCACACAAAACACCCATAGTCGTGATAAAAATATCCAGTTTTTCGAAGAAGACCATAAATATATCGTATTGACTGAACCTGATGTAAAATATACATCTGTAACCACTTGGATACATTCACATTTTCCACATTTTGATGCAGACCTCATTATCGCCAAAATGATGAACGGCAGAGGATGGAAAGAAGGACATAAATATTGGGGACTTACACCTGACGAAATCAAAGCATTATGGAACCAAAATAAAGAAAGCGTGTCTGGCGCTGGAACCCATCTTCATTATGAAATTGAATGTTTTCATAATGAACCAAATATACCCTTCCCCTATACAAATAATGATTTATACCATTTTTACAAAAATAACACAACGGATACCCACACCAAACCAATAGAATGGCAATATTTCATCCAATTTATAAAAGATCATCCACATTTAAAACCTTATCGCACAGAATGGATTATTTATCATGATGATGTCAAAATATCCGGCTCCATCGATATGGTCTATGAAAATACTGATGGAACTCTCTCCATTTATGATTGGAAACGTTCCAAAAATATCACAAGAATAAATAATTTTAATGAATTCGCCAAAACTCCCGCCATTTGTCATTTACATCATTCAAATTTCTGGCATTACGCTCTCCAGTTAAATCTGTATAAAACAATTTTAGAAGAAAAATATGGAAAAATCGTTCAAAATTTAGTATTGGTTCGATTGCATCCTGATGCAGAAAATTATGAACTCATACCATTACCCATACTAAAAAAAGAAATCAACGATTTATTCACCTTACGTAAGCAAGAAATTAATGGAGAGTAAGTGGGTTTTATTTACATTGTTCTTTGTTTATTTGGGTTTTATTCATTTTTTATATTTTTTTTGGGTTTTTAAGAGCTAAACAAATTATCCCACGGATAGTGGTCAAAATCATTCATAAATACACCCAATAACCAATGTGCCATTTTATTGTTTCTATTTTTGCACGCATATATAAATGCTTCTTTTCCGTAAGTTTTGTTCTTATGCAAATATCCATAATGCAGAGAATATAACCATTTCACCATTCGCAATGAATTGGCATCACACAACTTTTGGAACGTTTCTTGCGACACAGTTTTTTCAATATACATATGAGGATTGACACCTTGTGCTACTAAGATAGATAAAATGTATTTTGCCAATTCTATATTTCCATGAGTACATGCTAATAATAATATTGATTTTTCCTTCTCTAACGAGAGAACATCCAAGGCAAAATGACAAAACAACCACATAAGCACAGATAAATGTTCTCTTTCACACAATGCAAATAACAATTTGGATGTGATATTTTCGGAAAAATCTATTATAAAATGCAAGTGCAACCATTTGGCAATTTCCAATCGATTTTGAAGACAAGCCTCGCAAAACGCATGACGGACAGTTGTTTCATATATACTTACTTTGCGTGTCGTTAATAAATGATCAAGTATCACCGTTTCACCATATTTACAAAAATATAAAAACAAATATTGATTGGTTTCATTGGACTCAGGTTTGTTTACATTCATTATTTTCAACATTAGAATTTTAGAACAAAATAGAGAGAAATAGTTGAAAAATAAATCATTTTTTGTTTGCATCCAATAAATGACATCCACCGCATTCTACGTATATTTATTAGCTTCCACCACTGGAAATACCTACATTGGCGCAACCGTAAATCTCGATAGACGATTACGCCAGCACAATGGCGAAATAAAGGGAGGCGCACGTTGCACAACTACCCGTGTTACATTGGGTGAAACTTGGAGACGCGTCGCCTATGTCTCCGGATTTCCCGATTGGACAGCCGCTCTTCAGTTCGAATGGCGATGGAAACAATTGTCGCGCAAATTATCGAGCAATTTAAAACCACTGGAGAGAAGAATGAAAGCATTGGAACAGTTATTGGCACTCGAACGTCCAACCACCAAAGCCATTCCTTATGCCGAATGGTCTGCACCCCCGCAAGTGCATCATTCACCTATCGCAGTGGTCGAATAGGCACATATTGCATCTGCCAATTTTTCTGCTCCTTTGCTGGAAGGTTCTATTCCATATGCAAAATCATCGGGTTGCGTCAATAAGCGACTCACCTTTAGCACCTCCCATTTGTTCTTTTCTGCCCACTCATATACCCGTCGGTTCCATTCGCGAATAATCGGCGCATAAGAAGAATAGGCATCCCCCGTTGGAAAATACAAATCCACCAATACCAATTGGTTCGTTGCACGTTCTACTTGCCTCGTCAATTCGCGATATTTTTCGAAACTTTCTGCAACAAAAGAAAGGTCGCCAACCTCATTATTCGTATACACATAATGCATCAATATATCATTGCCACCTACTGAAAGAAAAAGAACACTTGGAACAGCCGTCAATTTTTCTATTTGGGAATATACATCCGCAATAGTTGCATGGTCTTTCGCCAAACAATTCACCTTTTCTCTCAATCGGTCACATACACTTTGTCCAGAAGATACATAGGCGTCGTTCCGAAAAATACTATCTCCTAATAACGCAATTGAATGGGTAAAGGGTTCCTTATTGCATTGGAGGTTTATGAAAACACTCAATAAAACAATGCTTAACAAAAAAGAAAACACAATAAAAGAATATTTCATACTTTCGTCTTTATACACTATATCTATAAATCTTACGTTACTGTATATACTACTACATTCGAGGATACCCAATTGGAAGGATAACTGGAATTTACTTGTGGAGAGAAATTGTTCGAATATATATTGACGACAGTTACATTGTATGTTCCTGCAGTTGCCGCGGATGGCACAGTAAAAGATAAATTATTCGAACTATAATAAGTCGTCGCAATTTGGCCAAATGAACCAAAACTCACATATGTCGTTCCACAATTTACCGGCAAAAAATTAGAACCTGTGATGGATACTGTGGTATATACTCCTACTCCACTGGTGGTCACCGACAAGGTATCAATAACCGGCGCAAAACTGGGATAAAAACCTTGTGATGTTCTACAACTTGTGGTCATATTAAAGGACAATAAAATATCAACGTGGCCCCCAATCATCCTTTTTTTCCGTCACTTTTCCGCGAATATTCTGCCGTGCCATAACATACATGCCGTAGCCAAATATACCACCCACTAATGCCCCTGCCACCACTTGTTCGAATGTATGATGATTATACACTACACGTTGGATCATGGTCCATATAGAACTCGCGATATATAGTGCGGTTACCTGTGGTCGTTGCAATGCCATATGAATAAACGCCGTTGAAAAAAGTGACGACTGTGCATGACCCGAAGGCATTCCGAAAATATCATGCGGTATTCCATCTTTGAAAACAAATCGTCGTCCTTGTTGAACCGCAATGCGGAACAAGGTTGGATTTTCACTAGGACGCGGATGTTGAAAAATACCTTTTAAAAAAAGATTTAATAAGGTAGATAAAAAAGCACCGAAAACATAGTAATGAAGCATGGTTGTTTTTTTCCACAAAAGGGAAACCGAGAGAATAAATAAAAAAATGGGAATAGATGCGCCAATTGTGCGAAATAAATAAACAATCATAATACATTATCTTCACAAGAAAATAAAAATGAGATAATAGACGTGTATGATGTTATACACGCCTATATAACCATGAATTGCTGTTCTCGCATCAATACTGCAGCAATCGAACTAAAAGATATTACTTATGCAGACACTATTGATTTTACCTTCCCCATTCAAGGCGGCAAAGTAATCAAAGTCTATGACTGAGACACCATCACCATTGCATCAAAAATGCCCTATAAGGGTTCCCCCGTATATCGATTCAATGTGCGATTAAATGGAATTGATACTCCTGAAATCAAAGGCAGCGATGAAGATGAAAAAAAAATTGCACATATGGCACAAGAATTTGTGGAAAATATGATTATGAATAGGTGGGTTGAATTGAAAAATGTAAAAAATGAAAAATATGGACGATTATTGGCCGATGTATATATTGATAATGTCCATCTAAATGCATTGTTGATTGAAAAACGTTATGCAGTGGCATACGATGGAGGAAAAAAACAAAAACCCGACTCATGGTGTCTATATTTCACCACAGGACGAATTCGTGGTCATTCTATTCTGGATACATAGACACAATAGACACATTTATTTCTTATATACACGATAAGTACGATTTTTGGATTTTGTCCTACGACTAGGAGTTTTACGCCTTAATTTGAACTCCTCACGATAACGCGGCGTTTTTAAATACCATTTTTTTGTTGGCGTTGGATTGAAATCCATTTGCAATCGTTTATGAATAGGTATATCTATGGCAGGCATAGATAATAATTGGGACAAATCTTGATTGGTAAGTAATATATCCATGTGTTTTTTAGTTCCATCCTCATTGGAATGAATGGACACCTTTGCATGTTTACCATCATAGGTAGCATCCCAATCCAGTTTGTTTTTATATATTTTGCCATTTTCAGATAAAATAGTTTGCGTCACTCCTTTGTTTTGGATGTTTAACATATATAATTTACACATAATTTTTTAAACGTAAATGTAATCATAAAAATCACGTTTAGATTCAATGGTTCTATTCATAACGATTTATGCAAAAACAGAGTGGTTTTCACGAAAATGTGGCATTGTTTCTTCAAAATTCAACGGCTCATCATATAATGAATAAGCATTATTATCCTGAAAATTAAAACTTTGTATATTATCTAAATTGTTTATAGTTTTTGGTTTTTTTATATTTTGTTTGTATTCTCCATATCTTATATCCGCACATTTTTTATCATATGTCTCCTCTGTTATATCTACATTTGTCACATCTACATTTGTCACATCAGTTACATTTGTTACATCAGTTACATTTGTTACATCAGTTACATTATTTGTTACATCAGTTACATTTGTTACATTATTTGTTATATCTGTTACATCTGTTACATCTGTTACATCCGTCACATTTTTGTTTTCCACATATTTATTGTATAAATTCAATAATTTTTCCAAGGCTTGTTCCATATTGTCGAAATTCTCAAACAATACTTTACCCAATTCTGCTGGACTAATAAATCTCTCAGGAATATTCAATATTTTTTGTCTATTTTCTTCCGTCAATTTATTTTCATATCTATAATTAAAAATATCCACAATCATATTGTTACTACAATATCCAAAATCTGTCTTAATGTCAAATCTTCCCGGACGAATAAGCGCATAATCCAATTTTTCAATCCAATTTGTTGTCATCACAACTACTCTGCCAGGTGTTTCCAATACACCATCTAACAAATTCAACAGAAAAGACAGGGTAATTTTTTGTGAGCTTTTTTGAATCTGGGGGGCAGCCTGAGAATAATTCATTTTAATTATTTTATTTTGTTGTGGATTTTCAATCATTTGCACCAAATTGTCATTCGTCTTTGTTAATTCGTCGATTTTTTGTTTCAATGTGGTAATCAAATCAAAATCTTTGTCTGAACGTTCCAATATAAAATCACATTGACAATCAACATCTTCCAATACATAAATTCGCTGGTCAATAGGTATATCATAATATTCCGTTCTTCCGTTTTGTGTCACATACAAAATATCATTGAAAAATAAATTTTCCAGTTGCGTTTTTGACATTTCATTCGTCAAGTGAATATTTACTATGTGGCGTTTTAGTTCATTTGCTAAACATTTAATTGTACTCGTTTTTCCAGACCCTGGAATACCACTCATCAAAACACCCAATGTATAAGGAATACCTTGTTCATCATACCACTTTTTATTATTTTTGAAAAACATCACACGCTTCTTAATAACCTCCATTTCTTCTCCAAAAATATTGGAAAACTTACGATTTGTATAAAAAGGCTTCATTGTAAAATGCAAATTGTCCGAAAGTTTTGAATAATCCACCGATCCTGTATGCGTGTAAGACACTGACAATGCAATTTCATTGAAATAATATATTTTATTGCCCAATTTATTTTTAATACGAAGCATATATTCCTTGGTAATTTTATCCACATATGTACGAAGCTCTTCCATATTCAAGGAATAGCTATACAATTCAATATAATCCGTCGGTTTTTGCTCGACATTGGCGGCAGCACCCTTTTCTCCTTCCGTTTTATTATCCAACATTTTCGCATAAATATTCTCGTCTATTTTCACTGGTTCATAATAATTGATTTGATATTCATTGTTTTTTAATATAATACATTTGGTATTTGATAAATTCGTCAATAAATCAACAATCGCATACACTATACAATTTTTATTCGTATCTTCCATCACC